ACCGTAGGCTGTTCGGGGCTACGAAGTTAGGCTGGTGGTGTTCCAGCTATCACTTTCCGAAGGAAGCGCGTTTCAAACGTTGGTTTGTTAATTGTCTTGGACCCCAGTCTTTTCGGGCAACCTTACACTCTTCACACTATGCGTGAAGCATCTTTGTGAGCATTATCTTTATCACCCATATGCACAAGGGGAACTTCTTCAAACTCCTGAAGTTATAAGGTTTAGCATGCACTCTGCGTTAGAGGCTGTTGTAACCTGCCAGAGGCTTGTGACTATGCACACTCATCTAACATACAGGGACAGGGCACAAGCATTCCCTTTCTTATGAGGAACACTTGATTCTATCCACTACACTTGTGAGTGAGGCCGCATTACACACTGGTCACCCAGGTGTCGCACATGCTAAAATTTTAAATTTATATTCCGGTTTAGTGCCGGTAAGAATTAAGCTGCTATAGGCAAGGAATTTACTCCCCACCCACCGAAAATTCGCTGGGGCCCAGATGTATCGCGGTCAAACAACATGTCCGCATAACTACAATCATAAGCTTCACCCAACTGCAAACGAGAAACCAAGTCACTGAAACTATCCTGCTTTCCAAAGTCCCAACAATATTGGTCGGACATATGGAGGTGTGTTTCAACACTAGGACTATAAGTTCCTCGCATTTTCATTACGTGTTCATCAAAACCTCGTTGATAGAAAGCTTCGTGGCCTTCAGTCAACTCTAACACGCGATCTATAACAGTTCTCAATGGTGGTATAAAGCTACAGGAAGTTCGCAAACCCAATGCTACACCGCGCATCATTGATTCGCGCGTAACATTTTCTGGTGGATTAACTATGTAACCTAATTTTGCCAAAACTCTACCAGGTTTCGGACCAAATACCAAACCATTACTCGTCTCATACAAACGATTGGAACAGAACTCTACATCATCAAAATGTTTCCGGTACAGAGCCTCGCTATCAAAGCCAAGACCCGCCATACCTTCTTGCCAAGGAAACTCAACATTGTCCAAATGTCGGAGCAGGTTATCATCACCTTGCAACAACATACGGATCGTGTTTTTTGCTGTTTCCACAGACTTCCCTGTCCACTTACAATATAAATACAAGTGAGACAAGCCATTGATAATGGAATTCATTAAGGAGGTGTATGGATCACCACTCTTCCGAGTTCCTTCACATTTGTACTTCCAACCATGGTGGGTGCTACCGTGTGTGTGTATATTGGCTTCCATGAGCTCTAAAACAGCCCGAGGTGCGCCAAATTTTTTGCACAACCACACTTCATATTCACACCATGGTTTTCGGATGGAACAGTCAAATTTGCCTAAATCATCTTCAACAATTTTGCCTGCCCCTTGAGCAATAAACGTTGCTGCATCTTCAGATTTTACTCCACTTGTAAAACACAAAAATTGATTTTTAGTACTCCAACGTCGTTTCAACACATCCTGAAGGGCCATTATCCATGGTCCAACCAAACATATAAATTCGGGAGTAGCACCTTGTATCAATCGAGGAGCTTTGTCTTTTCGGCCAAGAGGGGAAGAATACAAGTCATTTTCAACTTTAACAAATGATGATCGTGCTGTCATCTGATAACGTTGTGCATTAGATAAACTGGAAAATTCATCTATGCCTTCAGCTTGTAATTTAACCATAGTGGCACGCAGAATACGTTTGACACTGGGAGATGCATTCGAACGCTTCAAATACTCCTCAAAGGCCACACTTTTAATACTTCGCATCCGTGGAAAAAGTTTATAGTGATTAAACTTAGCCCATTCTAGACATGCAACTAAATCCTCTGTTGGTTCAACAGTATCGGACAACACACGAGCTAATAAAGCTTGTTTTTCATTATGTTGGTTGCTGGCGAAAGCAGTTGGCGCATAGTGTTCCGTGTCAAAACCATACACCGCCTGCCTGCCCTTACATCGTAAAGGGTCTTTAAAAGCAAGAGGACCTCGAAGGTCATCATCACACAATCTTATTTTGGCTCCCTTCTTCAACACGGCAGGATTTGGTAACTCTGCACAGTTTACTAGAGATCGGTACTGGATGGCAGGTCCTGGGTTTAATTCTACACCGACCAATCGCGGTGCTGGGACACTGCGATTGTTCAGGAATTCCGCCATAGCCGTCAAAATAAGAGGGCCACTGCTGATCAACCGCGGTGGCTTTATTGGTGTTGGTGATTCTCCAACATCAATAATAGTTTTGTACTTCATCAATCCGTCGTCTGTGAGGAGATAAGACCAAACTACTATGAGCACTGGAACGTGACCT